CGGATCCTCAGTAAAGTACTGATGTAAAGAAGAGTCGTCCTCCTGGTCAACGGTTTTGACGGTCGAGCTTAACGCAAGACCTCTAACCTCCTCTCGTTGTAGCTGCGCATTCCAACGTTTCCGCGGGAAGCGTGTGCCAGTGCGAGAGTGCAGTCCAAGATGGCCGGAACCGATATGAACCGTCATCAGAGATGACGGCAGGATCGATTCTAAGTACGTTGAGACGTGCAAGTAAAATAATGAGTAAAAATTATTTGCACTATCGACAACGCTACAAATCGATTCCGGGTTCTCCGGTACGAGACTACGCAGATAGACGGGCGTTACATCAACCCCCCTAAAAGCGTCAACTCCGCAAGATTCCCTGAAGAAACCTTCAGAAAAACTCTTGCTTTCGTTGACCTTGAAGTCTAAAGACTCCAAGGCGGTCTGCACCAATTCCCGACAGTCTGTGGGGACGATAATATCGTCTCCAAAGACGGCCACCTCTCCAACCAAGGCATTGATATTCTTGAGCGATGGCGCTAGCATTCTGTTCGTAAGAACAGCCGCTAGAGCAATTCCCAGGAAGACCAACGACTGAACCGGAAAGGTACAGGCACTACCCATTGTCGAGAACTTTTTCAGTTCTAGACGAGTCGACAGGGACTGATCAAGTCTCTGTTCCATCGTGTGGGTACGCGTCGCTCGTAGAGCATCTAACAATCCAAGGTTGGATCGAAAGAAATTCCCTACGACGTGGCACGACATTCTATCACTCGCCGATGATAAATCGAGAGTGCAGAGTGTCCCAGTCCGAGACCCTTCTAAGCAGAGATCTTGATTGAGAGTTTGATCGGTAAACCGAACAAACTGACCAATCCAGCTGTTAGCTGTGCGATCTCTAAAGTAATGCCAGACATTTTGTTGGCAAAACTGATGCTCTGAAGGCTCCGCCGCAATTAAGCGAGGAGTTTCATAAGTCTTCGGAACGGCTACAAGTCTACTGACAGGCACGTAATCGTGCATGCCAATAGATTGTGTCGCGCCAGCCCAACCGGCAAAATTATGGAAACCATAATCAGCGATTGGGAACACGGATTCTAGCCGGTCACTCCAGCCGTACCAATAATATTTATTGGTAGGGCCGGCGACCTGCGAAATCGCGCCTGGGCCATGCTTGAAACGCCAGTCGTTAGGGGAGTAATTCCCTAAAGCAGCGTTCAGGCGCCTTGACACTAAGTCAAGGTTCCTGAGAAAGACAGACATAGGACTGATTAGGTCCTTCCCAGCAAACTTGCTGTTAAGATACCGACTGTAGCGGAAGCCACAGTAGGTAGTCCTAGCAATACAAGTAGAGGGAGTGTCCGAGAACCAGAAAAGTTCTGGCATCGGAAGACACATGTCTTCAGCAACCATCTTTTGAACCGAGGTTCTAAGTGCGGTCGCCGAGAAGGATAGAGGCACTTTCTTACACAGGTAAAACACCTGTCTAAGAAAGATGAGCGCCTCGACCCTATAGTCCTCCTTCAAGCCACCGTCATCCCTAAAGATCTCCTGGAATAAACCGCCCATGAATATGGGAAGTTCTTTGTCTTTCCACTTAGCACAAAGCGTAAGTGTACAAGACGACCAAGAGCCCTTTGACAGGCACCTATCGAGGTGCTTGCCAATTAAAGGGAGGTCGACCACAAGGGTACGAACACCACGCGTTTGCGCGGTACGGCGGAGATGAGCTAAGTCCATGGACAAGCTCCTCTCCAGTTGCGGGAATGCGTATGCGATGTCCTGAAACAGGGCATCATATACACGAAGCATTGCCTCCACGTGGCTTTTCATGTCATGAGTTTCCTCGTGGCATCCACGGATGGCACTCTCTGAGGTCAGGTGTGCAGATCAACTAGATCTGCCAGGTGTTGAGCTTCACCAAGAACGCGTCAGTCGACGCGATCATGAGATCAGCCACAGCATCAGGCAAATCAACGTTGGTCTGACCGCGCACGTTTTCCTGGACGAAGTAAAACTTCTCGTGGAACTCGGGCACGGTCGAAGTCGCAAACGTCGTAATCACAACTTCAAAGTTGTGACGATCGTAAACGACGCCATTTGCGTCCGCCTTCACTTGTGAATGGCGGACCTTGGCACGGTACTCGACGAGGGTCTCCCGAAGGAGAAACTCACTTCCATAGTTGTCCTGATTTATTCGATTCAGGGACTTGGAACCGGCTACCGCAAGCACAATTACCAAAGGATCAGCGATTGCCATACGAGGCGCTCACTTTCTAGCTAAAAGGCGTCCTAGATTTCTCTCGAGAGAGTTTCCAGAACTAACCTTTAGGATAAAAAGCGAGCCTAGAATCAATCCCGCCTTCCGCTCTAAAAGCGGAAGGTACGTCGGGGCAAACGGGAGCACGGGAGCAGCGACAAATCGCTCCTTCCGTTCGTAACTCGTGCGGTAAAACTTGTTAAGCTTACACCACGTGTCACTTGCAGCTAGGTCAATGGTAAGTGTTGTCTCACACGTTGTGTGACGCATCACCGCTCCATTTCCCTGGACTAGTCCAAGAACGTTATTGGTCGCGGATAGTACCGTACCAAAACCGGTGAACCAGTCGATCAACCACGACCAGGGAAGTAATTCCCAAGCTGTGGTCAGGGCCTCAAACGACGTCAGACCGAATGTTAGCCGAAAGGCTAGATCCGATTTTGCCTTGTCATCCATAAAACGTACGGATGAGATGCGTGAGTCGTCTAAAGCTGAGTAGACTTGGGTCCCCCATACCTCTTCGGTATAGGAGTCCTTCAGCCACCCATAGATAAAGGCGCCTTGACTATGAACTAGCCTTCGGTTAGTCTCTATCTTTGCGTCCTTGCGTAGCTGCACCCTCCGTCTGATTGTTCGACGTTTAGAACACAAGTCGTCCAAAAACCTAAGGCGTTTAGCCATAGCTTTCTGAAACATACAAATGTTCCTAACGTCACGAATGAAAGGCGCTATTGCCCATCGCCACGTTAAGTGGCCAGACGCAATTAGCTGCGGGACCTTGGACAGAAGTTCTGCCCAAGGTCGACTGGTTGCCCAGTCACCGAGGCCCTTTTGGCCTCGGAACGATGGTTTGGCAAATAAGCCATACCATCCTTTCATCATGGAAGGGATATCTTTCAATTCGCTAATGAACGTCGGCACGGAAACTTCCGGAGTCGACGGATTGGCTTTTGAAAGAAGGCTCCACGCGAGATTGTTCTTCTGAAGCACTGTTAGTGCTGGAAAAACACCTCGCGGGTCGGGCGAACCAACTTGCCAATTTAATGGAAAGTTACTCATCTCCTTGTTCAATTGACCAAGGTAGAAGAATTGTCCGTCCAAGCCACCAGTGTCCATGTACTGTTTTGATAGATCCAACGCGTTTACACCCGTTGGATTACCAATAACATCTACACAGGCACCTTTGAATCCACTTTTCCGAGAGGAAGTAACGGTCGTACCCAGGGGGATATTGTGGTAAGTACCACTGATATTAACCTGGTTATCATACGTCCGGCTCCTTCCTGTAGGCATGGATTCGATCCCTTCAACAAAGTCCCAACGAAAAGGTAGGCGAAAGCCAACTAACACAATGACGGCGTTAGCCGTCGTGTTAGCTAGGGACCGCGATAGCGG